CACAAAGCTTTGTAAGCTCCACCTTTCGGTTGACGTTTGTTCCGTATCGGAACACTCTCACTTCCGTGAATGAGGTTGGGCCATTACATGGCTGTGTCCTTTGGACACCATATTCCGCAGTTGTTTAACTGCGGCATGCCTGGCAACTAAATGTGCCAGATGGAGGATGACCTTGGTAACAGGGTCACCCATTAACTCACCACGTGTGGTGAAATACCTGGATAGACATTTATCTTCCGGGTCAATCTCCTCGACTTGTCGAGGAGCACAAAGGGCAAACACTGCTGTTTGCCTATACCATGTCGGGATACCGACACAGTTACATAGCCGATTCACCATCAGCTGTGAGATCAGATGGTCCATCCAATCTGTTGCTTCTTCCCAATCTGTTGAGAAGAGATATGTATCTTCTTCGAAGATAAAATTTCCCGCAGGGTTCTTGTGGGATAATCGCTTGAAGAAATTCCAAGCGTGATTTGCCGCTCCGACACCGGAGCGGCTTGATGGTATTGCTGCGATATACTCCAGCAATACATGTGAAAGCACATGCAAAAGAATTGCATGTGCAAGATGTGCAACTGTTATTGCACGATACTTCCCTAGTTCTGCAACCAGGGAGACTCTGACAGACATAACATTTCTGTCATATACCGTGGCACGATCACGGAATTCATTACAGGCCCACATAAATAGGCGCTGTCCAACAGGGTCATCCCCTGTTAATATTCTCCCTGTCGGGAGACCAGTTTCCAGATCCAACTCTGGAATAGAAAGATTCTTCGAGAGAATCTTCCTGGCGGCTTCAAGTTTACCGCCTGATTCGGAGCTCGTGAAGAACTCCCCACTATCACTAAGTGATATTTTGGCACGGGATATTACCCTTGCCCAGAATCGTTCGGATTCAGACTCCGAACCTATTTGCTCCACCATTTCCTGATGGAGCGTTTCTATGGCTTCCGCCACATAGTACTTCACGCGTTCATAGCGTGATCTGTCAGGGGGCTCGGTTAGAGTCTCCTTTATCTTCTGAAGCGACTTCAGATAGACTGATCGGGGGGGAACCCCCGATGCCCGGGTTTGGCTCAAAACCATAACCCTGTACATATCGATAGGAGTTTTCCTATCGGACATAAAGTCAGTGATGACTTTAAAGAACGACATCTCTCGCGGGATGTCAATCGACGAAATGTCGCCAACAGGGTTGAAACCCTGTTCCTTGATTGATTTTCTCAATCTTTTAATCTTCTCAAAAGAAGATGGTTTTCCGGTCGTCTCCGTCCGGAAATAGTCAGGCAAAAGCTGACATATCAGACAGTTAATTATCTGATCCATTCTGTCCCAAGACAGAAGATCTTCCCACATGGGGAAGGATAAGACGAGCTGCATGACCAGCCCGTCAACAGTAGCGAGGATTGACCTCAGCTTATGGCATCCCGACTTTGAAATCGGGAGTTTAACAAGTTGGTAAACTTGTTCTTTGCCGGAATATGACATTCCAGCCAGCAAACGGAGTATTGCTACTCCGTTGATATTGCTCCTTCCGGAGTCTTTCCGCATTAACCTGCGGAACCAATATGTGCCCTTGTAGAGCACAGTTTGCGCATGCCATATTGATGGCATGTCTTCAAAGTGGACTCGTTTGTCGAGTCCACTCAATTCCCGTGGGAGTTTCGACTCCCATAGGTTCAGATTGTTCCAACAGACTTCGATCTTTGGAACATTGAGACCCTTCCTCAAGGAAGGGTCGATGACTTCCTTACAGAAGTCTTTAAACGGCCGATGCCGATTTCTGCACTCGCAAGGAGTGCACCATTCCTTTCGCAAGGAACCGGTATTGGGAAGACTCCCAATACATAAAACATCCCTGGTATTATTCCAGGGCGATGCAGATTCATCTGCAGACCTGTAGCTCTCACTACTTGTGGGGCTTTCTCGCGCCGTCTTGAATGAGGACGGCGACCCCTGTCCCGATGAGGGACGGTACATGAGGGAAACACAGATTTCTCTTTAGAATGTGCATGTGAAACTCAAGCACGCCTACGCTCG